GTGCTAAAAACCTGATAAAAGCCAGCGATTTTATGCGCTTGAATTTTAATCAAGATAAACAGGGCTATTATGTGTACAAACAAATCAGCCATATTTTGAGAAAACGAGACCACTGTAAAATTGATGAGGGATGCTACATGGAACAGGTCGTTAATCGCTTGCCAACTATCGCTTGGGATAATGATCATTTTGGCGTAACGTTTGGGGTTAAAGAATATTGTATGAAAAAACACGAAAATCTATTGAAAGAAAATAAGCATTATACAAATTATGGTTCATCTGTTTGGCTCTGTCTAATCCAATGGAAGGATTTACCAGATGTAGTCGTGCCATATAACACCGAAGGGCAAGCCAGGTGTGGGAGACTGCAATTGTTAAAGAAAATCTATTAAAACGAGGGTGAATGCATATTAAAACAAGATGCTAAAAAAAGGTATTTTGCCGATCCCAGCGAAAGGAGTTAATAAAATAATTAAATGGATAATAAACAATGGCAAAAGAATGACCCATCTCGGTCCGCATGCCCATGGCAGAGGCGTGATGGGTACTGTTACGTTAATTATACGCCAATAATTAGACCAGAACTAATTATAGCAGTAAGAAAGGAGAAACTATGTCGTCAAATGGTCATTGGATTTTAGCAATTGGAATTGTAGCCACCAAACCGGAGCAGCGATTTATTCCCCAAGAAGATGGCACCAGCGTACCGGTGACCGTATTTAAAATGGCGGTCAATGAACGCAGGAAGGTCTTTGGTGACCATAAAGGAAACAAAAAAGATATAGTCACCTGGTACCGGGTTACAGTAGTGGGCAACCAAGCAGAGGGATGCGCCAAATACTTAACCACAGGCGACCTGGTCCATGTGATGGGCAGACCTGGTCTTTCCGTGTGGAAAAATAAAGAAACTGGAGAGGTTCATGGATATATGACGATTCAATCTTATGATGTCAGGTTTATCCGGACGAGTAAGGAGCCAGATGATGAGAGGGAATTAAACACGATAATTTATCAGTCGGACAAAGAAGAAAGCGAGGAAAAATGAACGAACATGAAATGCAGTCAAATTTCTTTAACTGGGCAAAATCTATGGAAGAGCATATCCCAGAACTCGCCACTATTTTCGCAATACCAAATGCCGGCAAACGTAGCCCAGGAGCAGCACGCTACTACCTACAGGAAGGGTTAAAAACCGGTCTCCCGGATGTCTGCCTGCCGATCCGCAGGGAGATCGGCGGAAAGCAATATGGCGCATTATTTATCGAATTCAAGTCCGAGCATGGCAAGTTAACCAACAATCAGCAGCGCATGCAGCAAACCCTTCGATTATATGGCAATATGGTTGTGACAGTTTGGTCTCTCGCATCAGCGGTTGATGTGGTAGGTAATTATCTGGCAAGTAGGGATATGATAGAAGTAGTAAATAACAGCAAAGAAGATAAGCAATTTGATCAGGCGATGAGAGACCTGCGGAAAAACAAGATTAAGAAACCACCCGAATCAATAGAATCTTCAGCAAGAATACAACTCGCTCCTGGAATTTCGGTTGAACAGGAAAAGATAAAACGATGCAAGGCATTCCATCTGGTTGAAATAGAAGATCCATTTGGCTACCAACTTTACATCTTTGGAACTCCAGAAGGAGAATCGGTCAAACTGATCCAGGTTACCGACCAGCTATTCGGTCTTAAAACCGCAGAAGAAATATTATATGCATGCCAAAAAATCAAACAGAGATTGGATCAAACTACCACTAAATAATAACAGGAGCAAAAATGGCAACGGATATATTGATTAGTGCAGCAGATGAGTCGGGAAATATGAAAGAGATTGGTTATTTGCGTGGTCATAATGACCTAATAGTAATGTTGCTTGGTAAAAGGGGTATCTCTACTGATGAGGATTATTCCACTATTATTGTTCCTCATAATATAGCTCAGGAAATACGTATTGAAATCGAATTAAAAATAAATGAACTTCTGATAAGCGAACTGGTACTTGATAAAAGAGTAGAAGAAAAATATCGTCATTTATTTGAGAAACAGTTTTTGTTAACGAGAGCGCTTGACCGTGGGGGCAACATCCAGATAAGCGTGCCAAGATAAAATGCCGGGAAAAGGAAAAAACAAAATGAGGATGAAAACAAAATACATAATTGATTATGGTGACGGGAACCAGGTTGAAATAATGGCAGGCAGCATTGGCGAAGCGATGAAAAAAGCTGATGAAAAAATGCGGTTGACTGAATGTCATATCCTTATATTAGATTCAAACGGTATGGAAATATGCCGTCGGCAATGGTATAAAAGAGATACCATCCATGACGAAAACCCAAGTTATAGTGGTGATTGCACCTTGCTAATACACGCCGGGAAATATGGAGTTTACACGTCGTGGGAATTAGCAAAAAATAAAGACCTGGACAAAGCCAATGATGGGTCGTGAATATGGAGCTACCCGCCACCTCCTCGGGCAAGCGCACACGTGGCTGGAAATGTCACAGACCAGGACTGACCCTGTGGATTGGCAATAATAATTAAAAGGAGAAACACAATGAATGCAGAAATACCAGTATTAGGTACATCAGTTAATGAAATAAAATTCAAGCTGGAGCTCCTGGCGCAGATTGAGGAATCCATAAGTAAGCAAGCCATGGAGAAGCAAGCACTGCTCGATAGCATCCTGACCGAGGAGCAGAAGCAGAAGATTAAGGATATACAGGAGGAATTTAATCCCATTGAGAAAGAACAGGAGACCCGAAAACAGAAGCTGGAATCTGAAATAATAATGGATGTAGGGCAGTTAGGCGAATCCGTCACAACCGACAAGATCCAGGCAGTATATGTAGATGGACGAATTAAAGTCGATACAAAAGCACTTATGCTGATTGCCAAAGAACACCCGGAGATCAGGCAGACAATCAGCCAGGGTGACCCATACGTGACAATCCGAAGGATAGCCACCAAGAAATCCACCTGAATATTAACCGTCAATTAACTTGACTTTATCCAAATATCGTGGTAATATGATAGCAGATTAGACCAAAATAGGAGCAATAAAATGAAAACAACATATGTAATTGATTATTGTAATGGCATCGAGGAAGTTATCCATAACAAGAATATCAGCGAGGTCAAAGAGATTGCCGACTATGGCGCAAGCTATACCCAAGAACCAATCGTCATCTACGATGATAAAGGAAACGAGATCTGTCGGCGGAGTTGGTATGGAGTAGGGGTTGACCAATCAGAAGCAGGCGTTAATCCAAACAAGATAATCGGATTTGCCGAATTTGGCTACTACGATATCTGGAGCGATGAGGTCGAGGATATGTAAGTTTAGTCGCCTGAATTAAATCAAAGAAAGGAGAAATCAAATGAAAGTCCAAATAAAGTTAGTAGATATAAAAGAATATAAGAGAGCGGAAGCAGAGGGGAAAAGGAACGAACCTGAGCGATACGAGCGCCCGGCATACTCCATTCAAGAAGCGTTGAAATTCGTTGAGCAGAGCCAAGGACAGTTCAGATATGATGGGGTTATTAGCGCAGAGGTGGATAATATTCAGGAGATAATAGCCCTGCAAGAAGGGATCGATAAACTGGAAGCGATTACCAAGAGATACGAAGAAATTGATGCGCTTGCCCAAAAATCCAGAGAGCTAAAAAATACTATCCTGCATTGGTTCGAGGAAGCAAAAATAAAATTGGATGAGGAATTAATAGAGGAAATGCTGGTAGAAGAGCCAGAAACAGGTAGCGTGGTTATATTTCCAGACGAGCCAGGCTGCATGAAGTTAAGGCGGGATGGTAAATTTGTGCGGAAGGTTATCATCTGCCCGGTATGTGGAGAGGAGACTTTGAGCTGCTCAACAATATACTCCTGGCAATCAATGATGGATGCGATGAGCAACAAAGACGATCACTATTCCGAGCCAGATTATCCGCACCAGTACCTACATCCAAGGGGGGTTGTAAAAGAGGTTAATAAGGATTATCTTGGAGACAAAATACGTGCTATAATTGCAGAGGAAGTACAGCAATGCCTGCAATAAACGACTAATCAACAATCTCCTCCTTTAATACCTTTACCGCCCTGCGCCCTTCAGGGCGGTATCGGTTTAAGTCAGAATAGTTGTATAATAATAGAAAAAGAAAGGAGAATTGATGGAAGAGAATAAGAAGGACAATCTTAAGCAAAAGATAATTTCTGTGGTCGTTCTGGCTGGGCTGATTATTGGACTCATTTTATATGCACAATTAAGCTATCAGGAACCCGTAGCACCAATACAGACGGTCCCAGAGCCAGAGATGGTTTCCCCGGTGGTCAAGGGGAAAGCAACAGTGCAAATAGCAGAAGTAGTAGAAATAGAAAAGGAGAAAGAAAAAATGAGTGTACCTGAAATTGTTCAAAGCATATTAGAATTCTTGCAAGATATGACCCCGCTGATGGTCGTGGTTTTTGCTCTGACCGCACTGGTCAAAGGAACGGGCAAAGTTAAGGGAGTATATCTCTGGGGGACAGCCATGGGATTGGCATTCGTCATTGGTCTGATGGTGCAAATGGCAAGCATCGGAAAAACCGCCCTTGAGATAAGCGAATGGATGGTTGTCTTGTTAAAATGCATATTTCTTGGACTTGTACCAACAGGAGTATATGACGGTCTTGGATACATTGCCAAGAAGTCAGTAAAATAAAACACAACACAGAATACCAGCCGGGACTGCCCATGAGCAGCCGGCTGGTCTGCATTACAGCAAGGAGTAAGACATGGCAGCCAGAGAGATCAATGGCAGTAAACCCACCATAGCATCGGTTGATAAAAAACTTGCAATCGTGATTGAGAGGTTAGAAAATCTGACAGAGCGATGGGAGCAGGCGGACAAGATCAACACTGATTGTCGTAGAGAGACGGAGAAGCGAATCGTGCAAGCCGAAAAAGATATGATCACTGCACGGACGATAATCAATGACCACTCGGGAGAGATCAAAAAGCTACAAGACCTTTCAAAAAACTGGAATATTATTAACAGTGTCCTGGCAGCAATAGCCGGCATCCTGGCATTGGTGATTGGAGCTGGCAATATACGATAGTAGGAGACAGCATGGCGGAAAGAAAAGAGTGGCGCAATCGGATTGTAGAGAGTGGGGAAATCGATTTATCAGAAATCTTATTTAACAAGAACAACTGGAAGATCCATCCAAGAGAGCAATATGAAGCAGTCCTGGGATCAATGGAAGAAATCGGATGGGTGCAGGTTCTGACCATCAACAAGACCACCGGTAACCTGGTGGACGGACATCTGCGTGCATTACTTGGAGCCCGTGAGGGACAGAAGAAAGCTCCCTGCAACTGGATCGAAGTCAGCGAAGAAGAGGAAATCAAGATACTTATCATGTTGGACCCGCTGGCAGGCATGTCGATACCGGACAAGAGCAAGCTGGCAGAAGGTCTTAAGCTGGTGCAGACCGATAATGCAGCCTTGCAAGCCCTGTTTGCACAACTCGGAGCAGCAGCAGGTATAGCACCCGACGAGGAAGAGGAACCACCAGAAGCACGTCTGGACGAAATAGATGCTTTACAGAAGAAATGGAAAACCGCTGTCGGTCAGATCTGGGCATGTGGAGACCATTGGATCGCATGCGGAGACAGCACCGACCCCAAGGTTGTCGACAACCTGCTGAGGAACGAACGAGTATCGCTGGTCTGGACAGATCCCCCCTACGGAGTGGACTATATAAACGAAATAACCGGAAAGATAATAAATGACAATCTCGTGGACAATAACTTCACCCGACTATTAAAGGGCGCATTAGAGCAGGCAATGCGAGTGACAATGGATGAGGCAGCGTTTTATATCTGGCATGCGACCGGTACCAGGCGAGACTTCGAATGGGCAATGGACGCAGTCGGACTGCAAGAGAATCAATACATCACTTGGGTTAAAGACAACTTCACTATGGGATGGAGCGATTATCAGTGGCAGACCGAACCCTGCTTTTACTGTTGTAAGGCAGGACACAATCCAGCCTGGTATGGAGACCGCACCCAGTCCACGGTTTGGCAGGTTAAGCTGGTCCACGGTAGCGATGCCATGGTCAGTATCGCTAACGGTATTAAGATATCGGATGGGGAACACCAACCCATATACATAACCCTCAAGGCGCAGAAGCAGAAGTACCGGCATATGCGTTTGGATCGAGATCAGTTTGTCACCATATCAGTACCAGGACAGACAGATGTCTGGCAGGTAAACCGAGGAAATCGAAATGAATACTTGCACCCGAACCAGAAACCAGTAGCCCTTGCGGAGATCGGGATACGCAACAGCAGTATGCCAGGACAGATCGTCTATGATCCATTTGTAGGAACTGGAACAGTCATATTAGCATGCGAGCGCCTGCAGCGGAGGGGACGAGCAATTGACCTGGATCCGAAATTTGTCGCCGTCACCCTGCAGCGATATAAAGACATGACAGGAAAGGACCCAATCATTATTAAAACAATCAAGGATTGACTATGATTATCCACAAGAAAGAAGAATTCACCCGCCGGGTGCATTACACTTATATCCTCGGATTGGTGATTATCACCACATAGGATAGATTATGCAATGCGCACACCAAACAATTATTTAACTGGATCATTCTAACGAAGATCCAAATCAAAAAAGAAAAAGACATAGAGGAGAACCCAAATGATTAAAGGAATCTTTATTCACAGACCGGAAGTCGCAGGCATTCCACTAACGACCTGCGCATACGTGGCGGTCCGGGCAGTGTATGGAAAGGTAGCCGACAGCAATCTGCTGAATAACTGGATCAAGGCAACGCCAGACACAAAGCGCATGCTTTACGATGCAACCGACTCCAACGCAGCAGTCAGCGTCTATGATACCGCTTCCTTTTTTATAGAGGCAATCCAAGGACTGCAGGCAAGCCAGGGGCAATCCTGGCGAGAACAGCCGGTGATCGTCAATATTAACCAGCCCCACATCGATTTGTTATGGGTCAAAAAATACGTCAGCTACATGCTCGAAAACATCCTGGGCGACCAGGGCAAGATCCTGCTGTACACCACGCCAAAGAAATGGAACTCAATCCAGATCGACACCCCGGAAGGCGTCAGGATGAAGGATGCCATCCTGCGCAACGCCTCACTGATGGTCAGCCAATATGGAGTCGATAAACCAGACGCCACCCAACATGTTCCGTTAGTGCAATTCTGGGAATACAAACCTGGATTCTTTGAGTACAAGGAAGATGGCAAGTTTGATCACAGCGTTCCGGCAGAACCAGAAGAACCAGAAGAATCAGAAGACGATGAAGAGATCAGCAGCGAATTTTACCTACACTTACGCTGCCCTCACTGCGGGAAAAAAATATTTTGACCCGAATATTAACCGTCAATTAACTTGACTTTATCCAGATATCGTGGTAATATGGTAGCAGATTAGACCAATAACAAGGAGCAAAGGAATGAAAACAGAAATCAAAATCAATACCGGAGCATACAACCAGCGTCGCTGCGGAAAACCGTGGATAGCTACAGTGGATTTTGCCACCAACCCCCGTGGCGAATATCGCTGGGGAACATGGGTCGGCGACCATAGAAATGGTAGTGCTGGGATACTGATTGTAGAAGCTGACGAAGGCGATATCGTCGCAAAAGGACAGAACGATTGGCGCCAACCTAAAAACAGTGTACCGACCTATTATCAGGTACGGAATGGTGAGCTTGTAGAATTAGCTGACAGAGCAGAAGCTTATAAATTATCTGTTCAAAAATAGGAAAAAAAGTAGGATAATTCCTTGGAGATAATGTAAAATGTCTTAAATGTCATCAACAACAAGGATACCGAAAAAAAAGAGGCGAGCATCCGGGCTAACCGAAAAACAAGAAGCGGTTTACAACGCCCGGATACTCGGGTTTAAATTCGAGGACATAGCGCAATCAGTCGGATATCGTAATGCGTCGGGTGCCCAAAAGGCATTTACCAAGGCGTGTCAGATAATGCGCCTGGAGTCCCGCCAGGAACTCCAGATGATAGCATTCAGTACCTATGAGACGTTAAAAAATAAATTTATGAACAGAGCATTAGCGGGGGAACTGAAGGCAGCATATTTTGTCGCAGCGATGATGGACAAGCAGGTGGAGCTCCTGGCTGCCAAAGACCAGTCAGCAGCGGGAAAAGGGGATGGCAATACCTATCGGATTATATGGGATGTGCCTGAAGAGATAATCCGACAGCGAGAAAGACAGGAAGCCGAAAGAAATAAAGAACTCATGCCACCAAAGGAAATTAATCAGGATGCCAATCATTGACAAGCGCTGGACAGAGTTTCTACATTTTACCAATAAAGAATGGGACGCAACTCTGGCAACCGAGCAGTATAAATATCTGCTATACGGAGGTACAAGGGGATGCAGCAAGAGTCACTGGCTGCGCCGGATAATACCGCACTGGCTGATTAAGTGGTATCAGGAGTACGGGATACGCAATATACCTGGTATGCTGATGGCAGAGACCTATGGCACCCTGACTGACCGCCAGGTCACCAAGATCGCCAGCGAGTTTCCAGAATGGCTCGGAACCATTAAGACGACCCAGGTGGACGGATTCGGATTCTACCTGCACGAGCAACACGGAGGGGGCAAAATGCTCTTCCGCAACCTGGACGACCCAAACAAGTATAAGGGTCTGGAAGTCGCCATCATCGGCGTAGACCAACTGGAACAACAACCGGAAGAACGGTTTGAAATATTGAACGGTTCTCTGCGCTACCCAGGAATACCAGAAGCCAAATTCGTAGCAAGCGGTAACCCACTTGGGATCGGTCATGCCTGGAACCTGGCATATTTTATTGAGCACCGGCTGCCGAAAAACCTACAAGCAGACAAAGACAAGTTCGGGTTCATCCGGGCAAGACCGGAAGACAACCCATACTTGAGCGATGACTATTGGGATTTTCTGAAATCTCTATCGCCAATGATGCGCAAGGCATGGTGGGATGGCGATTATTACACATTCCAGGGACAGGCGTTCCCGCAATTTAATACCATCACGCACGTTATACCGTGGTCCGACATGCCGCCGAAATGGAGCCACTGGACCAAGTGGGTCGCTATTGACTGGGGATATGCCAAGCCATGGTGCTGCCTGTGGCTAACGAGAGACCCGGACAATGGCAGGATTTACATCTACCGAGAGGCATACGCCACCGAATTAACCGACCGAGAGCAGGCACGCAAAATCAAGGACAGCACCCCCCAAGAAGAGGTTCTGGCATATGCATACGCCGATCCAAGCATGTGGGCAACGAAAAATATGATGGGCGTAATCTCATCAACAGCAGACGAATATGCGCAAAATGGCATACCGCTGACCAGAGCGGATAACGATCGGCTCTCCGGCAAACGCAAGATAGACCGCCTGCTGGGCAATTTACCAGATGGCAGACCAGGTGTATTAATTCTGGAGACGTGCTATAATTTTATTAGGACTTTCCCAGCATTAACGTTGAATGAAAAAAAACCAGAAGATGTCAACACAGAACAGGAAGACCATGCGTATGATGCATTTAGGTACGGACTCACAGCAGCCCGCACCTATATGGCAGACAACCACACAAAAACCACCCCTTCGCCGTTTGAGAAGATAAAAGGATTATAAAATGGCAGACACTTACGATCCAGTATTGCTAAAAGAAATAAAACAGCACGCTGAAGATATGGAGCAGAACTACTCTGAGCGCAACAAACTCATCGATGAAATCATGAAGCTATACATGATGGAAAATACTATGATCACGCCAAGCCAAGTCGATGCAACCAAGTACACCATCAGCCCAAAGATTCGCAACAGCACAATCGGAGCCATCCGCCTGATGACTGCCACCGATCCCAAAATCAGGGTTCCATTCGATAAAAACGTTGAGAATGCACAGCAAATCTCAAGCAAAATTGAGAAAGCAGCCAAAGCGATTATAGATGTGTCTGGCAGGGTTCGCCAAAACCCAATTGTTAATGACAGCGTAGAGATGGGCATCCTCCAAGGTGAAATGCACTTTGGCATTGACCTGACCAGCGACCTGGTAGCACATGCCAAAGGATCCAGCAAAGCTAACGAAGTCCGTATGGAGCGGATCGCCGAAAGAACACCAATACTTATCAGACCACTAACCCCACGAAATGGATATGCTGATAGCGATGATTTTGGGCTAACCGCCTACTTACGTAAGACCAGCATATCAGGTGCTCAACTCGTCAGAATGTGGGGGGAATCAGCCAAAGCAATGCTGGGCGACAAGATAACCAACACCGATTATTATGATTATTGCGATTACCTGGATGACGAGTTACACGTGGCATGGATAGATGGCAAAGAAGGAGTCCTGATGATGGAGGAACACAACCTGCCAATTATTCCGATCGTGGCACAGACAATATCAGGTTCCAATTTATACAATGATCGGAGACACCAGATCCAGCCATTTCTGTACACCGCCCTGAAGAGTCACCTGGCAGACAGGATGAACCTTGCCCTGACAATGATTTATTACAATATATTTACCTTCGGCGCCAGTCCGACATTTACTTTCCAGTCGCCTACACGCAAGAACCTTACTGTAGATTGGTCAATTCCCGGTGGTGTGATTGGACTCGATACCGGAGAGATATTCCAAGCAATGAACAAACAGGTCGTGAATCCTGAGTTAGTATCCGGACTACAAAAAGCAGAACAACTCATTCAGGATGCTACTATCCCAGATACAGCTCTCGGACAAGCGGTATTAGGCGGAGACACAGCATTCTCGACTATCGCACTGATGAACCAGATCGGACAACTGCCTTTGATGCAGCCCCAAAGACGTGGCTCCTGGGCATTTACAACGTTGTTGGAAAATATCATGCTGATACTTAAAAATCAGAAAGGAACAGCCAAGATAGCCGACCGAAATAGCGGGGTAATCCTGGAACTTAAGACAGCCGATATACCAGATAACCTTATGATCGAGGCAAGCCTTAATGTAGACCTACCCCAAGACCAGCGCATGAATGCCTTGATCGCAACCCAACTCACCAGTGGAGATAGACCCCTTGTTTCATTCGAGTGGGCAAGGAGCAAGATTCTTGGTATAGACCAAAGTGACGAGATGGAACAGCAAATCAATAAAGAACGGATGGTCAATGCCATCGCCATGGCAACCTTCCAGCAGACGGTTGCCCAAGGTATGCAACCGCCTACACAGCCAGGCATGACCGGAGCAACGCCAGGCACCAATAATATTGCTGAACAACTTTCACAGCAGAACATGGGCGGAGCTCAGCAAGGACTACCAATGACCCAACCACGAGAGATGGGAATTGGCAAGCCACCAATCCCAGCCGAGAATATTAAACTATAAAGAAGAGAGGAAAAATGCTACCAACACAAACAGCACCCCAAGAACCAACTGGCAACCCCATGGGCAGCCAAATGCAGCGGTTGATGATGCAACTGCGACGTGATGTACAGATGCTTATCCAGGCAATGGAGATGCAGGGTATTCCACCTGATCAGATCCAAGCAGTCATTCTGCAAGCTATCCAGGGCGAGCAGCCAACCGCAGGACCAGAACAAGGCATGCAGGGAGAAGGCATCCCAGAAAGCCCAGAGCAGATCCAGGTACCACCAATGCCATGACAATCTGGATGTGGTTGGCTATAATTTATTCATGTGCCAGTATTGCCCTGTGGATTATTGACATTTACGGAAAGAATGGAAAATGATAAACATATCAGATCTCGACAATGCCATCCTTCTGGGTAAGAACCAATGGATGAAATTCCAGAAGGAATTCGTGGGAGAATTCTACGCACCATATCTGCGAGCAGGAAGCGGATTGATGCTGGATGCAATAAACCCGAATGCCAAAGCAGCATTAGAGAAACTGGCTCCTGAAGCAATGAAACGACTCAACGAAAAGTATGGAAAGAAAGGAGACCAAAATGGAAATCGGAATGCGTGACTGGGAAAGAAAGTTAGGCAGAAAGACAAATTATAACTGGAAAAGAAAATTGAAATATGGGGATGATAATGAACCAGAACCCACAAAAACGCCACAGATAATAACGGGTAAAGCTACTGTTGGGACCAAAAATCGCAAAAACTGGTGGGAACAAGGAATAGCAAACACGACCAATATTCTTGCCGAATCATACAAGCCCCTATTCTATAATCCAAAACCCGCTGGAGAACCTAACTGGTGGGAAGAAGCTCTTAACAGAGGGGACAGAGTAGCCAATATTCTTGCACCATCCCAACTTTGGTACAACCCAGCCACCAGCAAGTTAGGAGGAGCAATAGAAAAGTCAGCTAATATTTGGGGAAAAACACTAACCAATGTAGCCAATCAAACGACCACGACCCCGACCAACACCCCGACTGATTATTCAGAACTGTTTGAGGGTACCGGAACCGAATCTGGCGGAAAACCTGATGTGTATAAGTATATTCCAGGTGGCGGTCAGCCAGCCAAGGACATTGAGAGCTATAGTGGATATGTAGCGATCGGAGAGGATGTTGCAAAAGCATGGATAGAGAATACCAACAAATGGTTATTGAGCCAAGGTTCTGATTATCAGATTGTATATGAATGGGATCCGACTGGCGGGATCAACCCGTGGACAGGCGAGTGGTCTGATACTGGTGGATTCAAACTTGTAAGACCAAATAAGAAAAATGTTCGTAGCTCCTGGTGGGGATGGGGCGGAGGCGGAGGCGGAGGCGGAGGCGGAAAGTCATACGCTGACTGGTTCAATGCGCTCTACTGGAAGGTCTAATGTTTCCACCAAAGCCCAATGATCCATTTAGCGTTCCCCAAAAACGCCCGGAACAGATTTATTGGGAATCGATTGCACCGGCATATGGAAACCGAACAATCCGAACGCCATGGATAATTAATAAGCGTTATATCCTGCTGCCAACTGGCAAGACCGTAGACGCAAAGCTCCTACAAGACCCAAACTTTGTCAGCCAGATGAGACAGCGCAATCTGGCAGTGATTGATACCAACGTGCCTGATCAATATGAGATCGTGCGACAGGACATGAAGGGATATTGGACCAATCCGCAGACAATTGCCAGGTATTACAACCTGATCAAGACCAATCCAAATTATGTGCCACCAAGCTGGGTGGATAAACAGGCGATTCAGACCGCCTATAAATACCTTCAAAATAAATACAACGGAGAACCATACACCAAATGGGAATCCATTGATCCATCAGACCCAATCTTCGAAACCCTGCAATACCTGCCAGCACCGCCAATAGAAGGGCTACTTCCAATAGAGGAAGAATACAAACAGGAATATCTGAAAGCCCAAGAGGAGATCCCGGACTGGAACAAACTGCCATTGTCAGAGCAGGTCTCTCTCACAATGATCAGCCCACAGCCGATGAAAAACCGACCAACATGGACACGTATAGCTCTGGCAAATTCCCTTATGCAAGCACTCGGTAGTGCAGCGGTTTTTGGTGCTTTGGGACTCGGCGTGGGAAGTTTACCAGGTGGCGTGGTCGGGTTCTTGGTCGGGTTCGGCGCCAGCGCATATTCAAACATTAGCGGAAATGAAATCCCAATCGTTTCCGATTATATGAAACTGGTTGATATACCCAGTCAGGAATTAGAAAAGTATATTGGTCTCGCCAATCAATTATTCGACGATGAGGATTACCAGGAAGTCATAGCAAATATAGAAAAAGCCAAGCAAGCCGGCGAATTCTATTGGGAAACCACAGCCCAAACTTGGCTGCAGAACGCCATCGAAACAGGGTTCATGAAAGCCGAGGATGTGCTGCAGATGCAGCGTGGAACTTTATCATCCGGCACAACCGCAAAGAAGGGAGAGGTCTGGCAATTCCAAAAAGGTATCGTTAAACCAGTCGCCATTCCTGGCGGATATGAGAAAACTAATGAGGCATTAGACCTGATCCGTGACCGCCTGATGAAAGGCGATGACCTTATCGCAATCCGGGAAGACATCATGGACATCTATGGCATAAGTGGCATTAGCAGCGATTTACTCATGCGGACAATTGTCGACCCAATGCAGCTTCTGCCATATGGTCAAACTTTATTATGGGAATTCGTGGGAGATATATCCGGAACACCAAAGCTGGCGCAAGCTGCCAAGGAAGCAAGAGGTGCAATCCCGGTTGATCTCATGCCAATTGGAATTCAAAACGTTGGACAAGCCGGACTGCAAAAGCTTGGCAGCGTGGGAATGAATATGTTTGATGTACAGACCCACCCCAAGATTTACACATTCATGAGTGATCTATCAGGAATACACGGGTCCACTGGCACCATAGGGATTATGAAAATGTGGAAAGGACTTGCCCTACAGAACTGGCAACCAGTCGGACAGATAGACGCTGAACCAACTTATAAGCAGAAGAACTTTGGTGGATGGATTGAAAGAGCCATCGGCGGAATCAATGAGGAAGGACAGATAAAAGAGCTACTTCCAAGCGAAAGCCAGCCTGGAACTATTGATATTAAAGCATGGCTCAAAAACATGCGAGAACTCAAACCAGAGTCAAAAGTATTTGCCATTGAAAACATGGCAGCAAAGAACATCTCTGCTGCTATCAGCGATCCAAGCATAGACCTGGAAGCAACAAATAAAATCCTCCAAGCAATGACGAGAATGACACCCGGCGAAGCTGGATCCATTGGCAAGCAATTGGCAGACACTCCGGAAGTCGCAATGTTTTCGGGTGCATTACGGGACTTTGTAAAATCTGGCAAAAACGATGCCATGATGGTTGAATACCAAGCAGCCGACAAACAACGCAACCTACTGAAATACCTGTCGGATGCGCTCGGTCAGGGAACTGGAAAGACCCTGGAAGAAATGGGAACCGATCCCAGAGCATTCGCAATCAGGGTGCAGAACAATCCGCAGGCAGTGGAAGCAATCAAGTCATATGGAATCGATGGCAGCCCAGAATCGCTGCAAGAAACATTCCAGGTATTCACCGGCAAAGACCCAACACCATGGGACTTGCAGCTTTACAAGGCAAAACTGTCCAATGCAATCCTGGATCATATAGATGGCTACCTGACCAAAGAATATGGAATCGCCCCGGATAAACCTATGGTCCGCCTGACCAATATGCTAAAGGGAACCATGAGCATGCTTCTAATGAATACCCCAGCATACACCGCCAGAAATGTACTAACTAACAACGTCTTCATGGGATGGGAAGGTGTCTGGGGATTTATGACACCGAAGCAGATGGAAGCTTTCAACCAAAGATGGGGAATTGGAGCATTTGAATTAACTGGCAAGGATATCGGTACTTCGTTAGAGGGAGGAACTACTCCAGCCAGCCAAAAAGCCAAGGAAGCCAGGGACACGATCTCCAAGATGAATCGGATGGTCAAAACGCTGAACAAGGCAAATATTTTTGTTCAATTATCAGGAAAGATGGAGCGACTCGAAGGACAGCAGGCAGCCGTGATTGCCACCATGCAGTTATGGAACAGCATGTGGAGACCAGGCAATGGATACCGCAAACTGCCCCCAGCTCTTGAGCAGCGACTGGATCAACTCGCACCAGGGTACAAAAACCAACTCTATGCCATGATTAACTCTGGGCTGAATGTGGATGAGGTCATGCGCCGGGTTTATCAACCAGCTACAAATTACATGGTCACAGACATGATCCGCAAGGCATGCGCCGAGATGTTTCCAAATAGCCCCCAAGTCGGTGAGGATCTGTTTGTCAATACCGGAATGGATAAGTATATGAGCATGCTACTCGCCGGAGCCGATACACCAGATAAGGTCAAGGCAACAATGGGAATTGTTCGTGAAATGATGACCAGCCGAATCGATGAGTTAACCAGCCGGGAAATCTCCAACCGGGCAGTAGAAGTGGCAGCCCAAACCAAGACCGAAGGATGGACAAAGGCAAAAGCAGTCTTCCAGGAGGTCAATATTGCTATTATGGAACGATGGATGCTTGGATATAAGAAAGCCAGCGACCTGGCACTCCAATCCGAAAGCATGACCTATGAGGAATCTGCACCATTATGGCAGAAATTCTTTATGGAAAATGAGAAGGACTGGAAGCGTACTAACGACTTCGAGATCCAGACCATGGCAGGCGTGGTTAAAGGACTTGGACTTGACAGCGCAGAATCCCAGAAGTACATCACTGCTCTGACATCTCTGCGCCAAACCTGGCGTGATTTCTTCACCGGCTATGACATCGACACTGATAGCGGACGCCGGCTGACTGTTAAGGAAGCATTAAATTGGGAGCAAAATAAAGTAAAGCACATCGATGGGAAAACTGATGTCTTACGGAAATACCATGGACGTTTGACCAAAGATAAGAACATCAACGCAATTCTGCGCCAGCAAATGCAGATGGAAACCATGGACATGTGGGAACAGACCATTGAAAAAGCACGCACATACCAGAACCAAGCAGATGATGCATTTGCCCAAGCATGGATAAAGGACACTGGCGGAAGCCCGGATGAGGTCATGCCATACATCCGAGAGGTCAGCATGATCCAGGAAGAGATGAACGCTGCCATGAGCGAATTCCAGAACAAACTCATGATGGAAACCGACTGGAAAAAGCGCAATCAGATGTGGCAGAAGTTTTACAATGAAACATACAAAAAGCTGATCATGCAGATCCAGATTGCCAAAGGAATGATCCCAATTCCAGGCAACAGTGCAGGTGCAGGTGCAAAAGCTGGCGCACCAAAACCAGGACAGCCACCAGCTCCAGCCCAGCCAATATTAGAAGTCAAACCAAGAGAGCTACGCATCAAACTGATGGAACAGGGATTATCCGAGCAGGAAATCGATGCCATGACACTGGCTGAAGCCAGGGCAAAAGCATTCAAGGAAGAGCCCGTGACAGAAGGTATCCCGACCATGATCACAAGACAGATGGAATCTGACCTGAAAGCAGCCGGATACACCCAAAGCCAAATCGACCAGATGACGCCACAACAGGCATGGGAAAACATTCAAAGCAGAAAGAAAGCTCCAGCTCCCGAAGTCTCTCCCGAAACATCCGAGGAGATTATAGCCAAGGTCAAAGCCCAGGCAGACGCCCAGCATGTACTGACCGAATCAGAACGCATTGCCAGAGAATCAGCCCGACACGCTTATGCTCTGCAGACCAGACGTGGAGTCCAGCAATTAATACAGGACGCTATGCCAAATGTGACTATGGACGAATTGTATGTTGCTATGTACATCATGGACTTGCGAGCAATCCAATGGGGAAAGAAAAAAGGATTCTTTAAGAACCCGAACAACCCAACTGCACAGGAAATAGCCGACATTCAAGACAGATGGTATTCAACTCATATCGCCATGATCAACAGTGAGGCAGACAAGATCGACCCGACAATTCGGCTGAACCAACTCTACCAGTCCACGGACAACGAGGTCGATGCCTGGTATTACAGCCGACTGGTTAAGGCGATCAAGGATGCCCCAGATTACTTTTCAAAGGGAGAAGACCTGGTCAGCAAAGCAGTGCAGGTTAAAAAGATTCCCAAGGAAAAGCAGAAGATCACCGATAAAACACCACCAGAAGTCATCCAGGGATGGGATACAGGATTCCAACCAGAATTCGTGCGTCCAGGAACTGGAAAGACACCATGGGAAACTATGGCTGATTGGATGGAAAGTCAGGGAGTTAAAGAGGATGAACTGAAATGGACAATCGGAGCGGAGTACATTGCTGAACTTAAAAGCAGGACAGACAGTATCAGCAAATCCGAATTAATGAAAATTATCGATGATCACCAGGTCGATATCGAGGTCACACACCTTGGATATAAAACGGGAAGAAACCTACAATTCGATAAGAACATCCTCCGGGGGTACGACATTAGAGAACCGGAATCACCAGAATACAAATCGTATACAACCAGACCATTTATCGCTATGAAGATTGCGACCAATAAGAATCTTTATGAAGGATTTATTGAATATGCGAAAAGCAGATTTGCAGTTAATGATATCCAAACAAATTTAACAATTGACCAACTCCAAAATATGATAAACACCCCAAAAGCTCTTGAGGCAGTCGTATCATACGCATATGATTTTGATTTATTAGAATGGTTATGGTCTTCAGGCAGGATGACGCTACAAGACCTTGCTGATTGGAAAGCCAAAGGGGCTGCTTTGCAGACAGAATATGCAGAATTAGTCGCAAGTGACCCAACCTTTTGGGATGGAGCCTTCACATACATCGATCCAAGTAGACCAGATGAAATATCCATTATAAAAGATTACGATGATGCATCCTTTACTGAGGGTGGTAAATATGACGCTGATGGTCCAAGAGCCACTGCCCTCAGATTGAAATATTTGACTGACTCATGGTCACCTACAGCTATTGGAGAACAGTTTCGTTTCTTAGCGGGATTTGAGGACTGGTTACTGAACAGTGGAGATTTATTTCCATCAACACAGAGAATGATTGACCGATTAATGCGCTATCAGGGCGGAGTCAAACATTACAAATACAAGAGTTATTTCAAAAACACTCTGGTGGACAACGATACCTATCGAGAGATCGTTTTCAGCACAAACAAGATTCTGGACAAAGGATTCAATGAAGGTCATTATGGCGAGATCAACAATGTAGTTGCCCAAGCAATAGCTGCTGACATGATCGACAAAACGACCGGCAAGAAATATCTGTTCATCCAAGAACTTCAATCGGACTGGGCGCAGGGCGCAAGAGACGATGGCGTCTTGACGATTGATAATTACATCAAATTGAAGGAGCTAAAATCTAAAATAAATGAAATCCCAGGTGATGCATTAATAACCGATAATTTTAACATATATAACGAATGGCAAAGTTCCGGAGAAGCGCAAAAACTCAGAGATTATCTGGCTCAAAATAGACCTGACCTCGTGACGACTTTAGACGAGATAAAGCAATTTGCAAAGGCATTTCAGGATCCAAATATTGCTGAACAATATGATCCAAAAGTAGTTAGAGCAGTACAAGTAATAGCTAATACAAGAAATCAAGTTAGCGATTTTTATCGCCAAATTTCAGAAATCGAATCAGTCAGATCAAGATTCGAGGATTTTCCTCTGCGTGATCGATGGGAAGAGATGGCACTGAAAAAGATCATATCCATGGCAATCAAGGAAGGATACGATGGCATCCGCTGGGCAACTGGCGAAATGGAAATATGGGGAAGCGAGAAGTTTGACTGGAAGGTTCAGAGTGAGAAACAACCAGGTATAGCCGGAGCAGAACCACGAAAGACCTTGATTTTCACTACCAAAGAGCAGGTGTCCCAAAGCCCATACGGAATAAATTGGGAAGAACTAATCCAACGATCTGGACAGAAGCTTATCGAGAAGACTACCAGAATCGATGTTAGTAATATCAACACAAAAGATGGATTTGAATCAGCTCTATACGCTCTAAAGGTTGCAATTCATGACTCCAGCCAAGAATTGATAAGAAAACCTATAAAGACATCCGAAATTAAAGCCGAAAAAATTCTGAAAGAAATTAAAAATGGAGTCACCGAAGGAACTGTCATGCCCAGATACGAAGGCATGCAATATGCCTACGATAAGCGCATGGTAAAGGTTGTAGATGAACTTGGTGAAGCATACAAGATCAAGAGCGGGATGGCGGATGCTGTATTTACTCTACAAGTACCAAAAGGACAACCTGCTAAAGAAATTATTACACCCGTCCATACCTTCGAATTCAACGATGCAATAAAGAAAGCTGGGCAGGATACCCAGCCGATGTGGGAACTCTTCCAGGCAGAGCAGAAGAACCCAAGAGGAGCAATCCACTTCCTGGCGGATGGACGAGCAGTTATTACCGCATTTAAGAATGGCGATCTGTCAACCATCGTTCATGAAACAGCACATATCTTCCGCCGAGACCTGGAAGGCGCAGACCTGGAAACGGTCGCCAAGTGGATGAAACTCAAGGATGCACAGGAACTGCTCGATCTACAGAATAAATTCGATTCAGGCACGATCACAAAGGAAGAAGCCAAACGTTACAGTGAAGGTGAAGATGAATTCGCCTATGGATTCGAGCGATATCTGGCAGAAGGAAGCCCAGCAGTACCGCCTCATATGGCACCCATCTTTGACAAATTCAAGGTCTGGCTGTTCAACATTTACAAGAATGTGGTCCAGAAGCTTGGAATTCAGATTGGAGAAGATGCAAAGCCAGGAGAAGTGATTCCAGGAACCAAGCCAGCCAAAGTGGACATTACCGACATTCGAGATATATTCGACCGGCTGCTATTTGATGAGCGTATGACTGACATGCGTAAGGAAAAGGCAGCTATCATTTCCACCCTAAAACCAGGACTCAACACATATGCCTGGGGATTGACCGACCCGAACCAGAAGATTCCAATGCGCTACCGAGTGGTAGACCTTTACGACCTGATCATATCGCACAACTCAGACTTCAGCGAAAACGAGAACTTTCCACCGCAGATCCAGGACAAGAACCGAGCCAATGTAGCCAGCCAGGAACAGGTTCATAAATTCGCACGGAATCTGGCAACTGATTATTTATTAGATGAATCGCACGCTATGGACAGAGGAACACCGATCATCAGCCCGGATGGAGTCGTGGTTAGCGGAAACGGACGCAGTATGGCAATCCGAGAAGCAGCCGAGATATTCCCAGAACAATACGCCAAATACCTGGACTCACTAAAAAAGGTTCTTGGCACCTATGGATTCAGCGAAGACGATATCGCCAAGATGAATCACCCAATCCTGGTACGGGAGATCAGCAACGAGAATGACCTGGTCAGGATTGCCGGAGATTCTAATATGACCGACAAGCAGCGATTGTCACCCCTGGAACAGGCGCAACAGGACTCCAAACAAATTGACCGTTCGCTACTGGCAAGAATGAAAATAGGAGAATCTCAGACCGTTGAGCAGGCATTATATAACAGTAGTGATGAGATCAATAAACAGATCGTGGAGCAATTCAAAAAATCTGTCCCGATTGGGGACTTTGGAGAAATCTTGGATCCGACCGGGAACCTATCCCAGCGAGGAATGGAACGAATAAAACTGGCGATCTTCAACCTGCTGTTTCCAGGAGAAGCCGGGCAGAAAATGCTGGTACAGTTTGCCATCAGCAACGAACCAGGCGTGGCAAACTTGGAAACTGCCATATTCCGATCACTCGGCAAGATCACCAAAGGAGAAGCCCTGATTGCAGAGGGTAGACGCAGCCCGGAGCTGTCATTGGTGGAAGACCTATCGATCGCAGTTAACCGATTTGCCGAACTAAAACAATCTGGAATCAACCCAGGTGAATGGGCAAGCCAAATCCACAGCAAGGAACTAACCGGAGTAGAACCCCTGACACCCGTGCAGATGGGATTGATCCGTTTCCTGAACGACCACGGACAATACCTGACCCATGTGGTAGGAATGGTGGATGGATATTACCAGAACGTGATCAACCAGCCAGACCTTACCACGGGACAAGGAACCCTGATCGAAGGTGTCATCCCGAACAAAGGTGAAATTCTGGACGGTATCATTGCAACACTGCCCAAGGTCAGAAAGCCAGGAGTCACCGGCGAATATGGATTCACCGAAGCCCAGGCGGAGCAGATTGCAGGCAAAATTCAGATGGTCGTGAATCCTGAAATAGAGAAACAAATGCCGGTCACCCTGGAAGAAGTGATCCCGGTCAGAATCCAGGATAAGATTATCGTCAGCGTTTATCGGCGTAATGGTAAGGATATTGCCCTGATACCGGTCAACTTCAAAGGCGGAACTATTGATTCAATCAATGGAAAAGCAAAGATTCTTGGACTGGATCCTAACGACCTGGACAGCTATGTCTGCCAGCTTGAAGATGGCACCCTATTCAGCACCAGCACAAAGAAACCGCAAGGGGAATTGTTCCAGGGCGTAGGTGAGGGGGTGAAAGCAAATGAAATATTTGATCGAGCAAAGAATATCTATGGAACAACAGACAAAATAGAGGAAAGTGGCTGGTTATTACCGGATGGAACGATGCTTAAAATGGGCAGGAATGAACAGCCAGGACCAACCCCCAACTTCAAAACACACGAAGAAGTGGTAGCAACAACGTATAAATCTCTTGGTTTAGAAGTGACAGACAAAGTTATGGCAATGACTGACTTTATTTCCAAAGGAGCGATCAGAATGATACCAAATTCTGAAGATCCTGGTGGAAATTTTGCATATCTTGACATAAAGAATGTTCCAACGCCTGAGCAGATGATTACATTAAGAAATTTATTTAAAGGTGATGCAACAAGAAAAGTTGGAATCGCATTTCTATGGTCAAACACATGGGCAGCGCAGGAATATGTGGATGAAACAATGAACTGGAACAGGTTCAAAGAAGTAATTCAGGATTATCAGGACAGAAGAAGTCAAAGACTCTACCAAGAACAACCCCCCGAAATCCCAGAACTCCCTGGTCTGCCAAGCCAAAACATCCGCAAAGAACCCATGCCCCAGGATATGTCCGAGGTCTGGAAGCTGGCAGCCCAGCGAGGACTTAGCGGGGTGAAAGCGGATGGAACTTTCGATCCAGAAGCCAAGCTTAATCTAATCAAATATGTAAAGAAATGGGGTGGCGCAGCCGAACGCCGAGCAGTACGCCGATTCTTTGACATCACCCCTGAAATCTTATGGAACGCCATGCAGAACGAAGACAACTTCAACGCTGAACAGATGCGCATTCCAGATCCGTCAGACATACCAGTCGAACAAGATATTCCAGGAGATACCGCCACCGCAGGCGGAAAGGTACCACCAGAATCCATGGATGCCAACGTTTACCAGGGCATTGGCATGGATGAGATCGCCAATGTTTATATGAAGCCTATGATGGACAACATCGAACAGCAACTCCTGCAGGCACAGCAGAGCAAGCTGCGAGGAATCGATTCTCTCCCGCCGGATGTACAGCAGCAGGTCAGGGCATACGTGAACGAAGTTACCCAACAAGATATGCCCCAGGCAAAACTGGCAGCCACCAACTATGGACAGTACAAGCGTGAGATGGCACTGCTGAACTACCAGAAGCGATACGGATTTGATGATTACCTGAATATGGTCTTCCCTTACCAATTCTGGTATACCCGAATGTTCCTTAATTCAGCTATGCGCATAATAGACAAGCCCGCCTGGTATGCCTTCTATGCCCGGCTACGGGATACACAAAACAAGATGGCGGTCAATGGTATGCCAAGCCGACTTGAAGGAAAAACACGCCTGCCAATGCCGTGGATGGACAAATGGATGGGTGGCGGATTATGGATAGATCCATATCGAGAGTTATTTCCATTTGAACAGATATTCGGTCAAGCATTCGACCAAGCTAACCGTATGAACGATGATATAAGCTGGGAAGCCCAGAGTATCCTGTACACCTGGAAAGACGATGAAACTATCAGTGATGTAGAATTCCAGGAAGCCATCAAGAACCACACCGGAAAGGTCTGGGAAGCAGCGTACGCACAGGCGAAGGCAACCGTGGGAAGTGAAGTAGAAAGCCCAATGAATATTGCCCAGATGATGATGACTCCAGCTCTGTGGTTACAATTGCCCTATTATTGGCGTAGAGGAGAGATGGAAAAGCTATCCGTCATGCCAATCACCAAGACCGCAAGAGGTCTCGAAAGCGCACTGACAGACACCATCCTGGAACCGCTCGGAAGATTGATCGGAATGGTGGCTGTCCCGGAAGAAGCCCTGCGAAAGCAACTTGGTTTATCAATTTATGGGGAATGGGGAGAATTCAAGATCAATCGGCAACTGGCAAATATGACCGCTGAAGGCATAATCACGCCTGATCAGGCATTGACCGCTATGTCAGAAAGGGGTGGCAACCCAGCATATGAGGTCGCCAGCAAGAGAGTCGGCAAAGAAGAAGAAATGAAAACTCCCCTGGCGCCCATGATAGAAGCCCTGAAGAACAAATCTGGCATCAGCGGATTCATTAGCTCACTATTCGCAATATTCGGCGGAGACCTATTCCCAGAAGGAGAACTGGAGCTGCGCAACCTGAAAGTTAAATATAATGATGCCATTGCAGCATTTAAACGTGGAGATACCAAGGCAATCGAACGGTTCTTCGATGAAAACCCAGAATATAAAACACGCCTGGCTATGAACCAGACACCCCAGGAAATCCTGCGCAACCAACTAATCAGTATCATCTGGGATCAATACGGAAAGCTGGCAAAGCCAAACCGAAGTTTGTTGGCGGATACCCTTGGCAACACATTTAAAGTAGCATTCCTGAATAAAGAAACACGATCATATGACTCAATCCCGACCGGCTCTCTGGTTCTTTGGGCAAGAGTACTTGGTGCAGAAGTACCACAAACAAAGGAGACCGCAGCAGTCAATGCAATACCACCAGAGCAACTTATTCAGGTACCACAATGGCAACCGGAGATCGCTGGCAAAATTGAGCTTTATCAGAAACAGAGAAATCACATGTTCCCCCTTTATTATCCGCTCCAGCAGCAAT